ACAAAGGAGTTTGAAGGCTTGGGGTAAACAGAAGTGGCGAACCAAAAGTGGTAAACCTAGTACACAAGGGCCAAAAGCAACAGGCGAGCGTTACTTACCTGAAAAAGCAATTAAGGCTCTTTCGCCCTCTGAATACGCCCGTTCTACGGCTGCTAAACGAAAAGCAACTAGATCAGGTAAACAAGTATCTAAACAGCCAAAGAAGATTGCACGAAAGACGAGAGCTTATAGAAAGGTCACATAAATGGCAGTAGTAGTACCAGACATACCAGACCTGTTTGAAGAAGCATATGCGAGAGCAGGGTTAGAATTAAGAACAGGTAATGATTTAAGAAACGCTAGACGTAGTTTTAATTTATTAACTATGGAGTGGCAGAACAGAGGTTTAAATCTTTGGACAATAGCATCTGGCACTTTGTCTCTTACTTCAGGTACGGCAACTTATACCATGCCTACAGATACTGTAGATATATTAGAACATCAGATTAGAACAGGCACTGGAACAAGTCAGGTAGACACAAACTTAACAAGAATAAGTGTATCAACATATGCACAACAGAGCGCAAAGAACACACAAGGAAAGCCTACACAGATATTTGTACAAAGACTTGCTGGTTCTGTAACAGTTACTATGTGGCCTGTGCCAGATAGTGCAGACACATATACTTTATCTTTTTTTAGAATTGTTGGCATAGATGGAATGGATTCCGGTATAGATGGAACTACTACATCTTTTGTTCCGCCTAGATTTGCACCATGCCTTGTTTCTGGATTAGCGTATTACATAGCTATGAAAAGACCAGAGGTTGCAAATAGAGTTGCTCCCCTCAAACAAGAATATGAGTTTCAGTTTGAACTAGCAGCAGGGGAAGATCAGGATAGCTCGTCTGCTAGATTTGTACCATATAACACTTTTTACGGAGGTTAAAATGCCACAATACAAAATTAAATCTGGTGATACGTTATCACAGATAGCAAAGAAAAGGGGATTTACATTAAAACAATTAATGGCTGCAAACCCTAATATAACAGACGCTAATAAAATTAGAGCAGGTGCTAATTTAAAATTACCTTATGCTGCATCAAAAGTTGGCAGTAAAAAAACAACAGGAGCAACGGTTGGCGGTAGCACCAAACAAAGCCCTTACAAAGGCATGACTAAAAAAGACATGGCTGGAATTGCAAAGAAGCCTAAGGTACCTGCAAATCGTGCTAAAAAAAGGAAGGTCGCATTAACTCCTCCTCCTACACCTAAGATGAAGCCAAAAAGACAGATAAATAGATTGGTAAAAAAAGAAAAGTTTAGAACTAAGTCACCATCATTAGGGAGAAGATAATGCCACTTAAAATTGTTGCTAAAAAAAAGCCAAAGAAAGATCCGTTTAGAGCTGATAAAACAGAATCTTTAAATAAAGAGTTTAGCAAAAGGACTTCAAAAGCTAATCAAGAAGCCATGAAAAATGTTAAAAAGAAAGCTGAAGGTGGCTCTTTGAAACCAGTACCAGAGGGAAATAAAGGTAAGGGTCTTAGTAAGTTACCTACACCAGTTCGTAACAAGATGGGTTTTATGAAAAAAGGCGGTAAAGTTATGAAGATGCGTGGCGGGGGAATGGCTGATAGAGGTATAAGTTTTAGAATGAGATAAAAGTTAACGGTAACTTATAGTGTCAAGATTAATATGTAATTTACCTGCAATAAACTTGTGGGTAAGAAAAGAATATCTAAGAGATCATGAAGATGGTCATGGTGAGTTTGTAAAAGGTGTTTGGGTTTCTTGTAAGTCTTTGCCGGGTAGGGCTTTTTACTTTGAAACATACTTACCAGAATATGGCGCAATGTTTGATAAGTTACCGATAAGTGCTTTTGTTAGTGAGCCTAAGACACCAAAGCCAGACCTACCTTTATACAACTTACAGTTTTGGAACTGTATGGATTACAATGTAACTTGTATACAAAAACAGTTTATAGGCTCTATGAGTTATGAAGTTTACACAAGAGATGCAGGATCAGTAAAAGGATCATATGTGGCAACACTTGATAATTATCATGGTGATATAGACACAGTTGATTTTAGCACTAGTGAAACTCCAGAAGAGCATAAGTCACATAATATTATAGAGTTAGAAAATGGCCAGTACTGTTTATATCCAAATAACAGAACTAGGATATACGATAACAGCTTGACACCCGCAGAACCATTAACACCTGACTTTAAAGTTAGCACTCGTTATTATGAGGTAGAAAACGAAAATAAATTAGAAAGATTTGGGGATAGCGAAGAATATTTCTATAAATCAAAGAAAGAGAAGTAATGCCTTATTCAGTTGGTAAATATGCATATGGTATATGTGATAAGACAGGATTTAGATATCCGCTTAGGGAACTAATACCAGAGATTAGAAACGGCGCCAAAACCGGTATGATGGTTGGCTATGATGTGGTTGATCCAGATCATCCACAGAATCATTTAGGTAAGTTTAAAACTGATGACAGTCAATCATTACTAAATGCAAGACCGGATAGAATAGAGCCTGCAACAGAAAGGCTTTTATTGGTCAATCCATTTACAACTGCCGCAGCAGATAGTGGCAGCACAGTTGTTACAGTTACAGAAAAAGATCACGGCAGATCTACATCAGATAGAGTTAGATTTAGAAACTGTTTAGGATTTGATGGATTAACAGCAGCTAACTTTAATTTAGCAACAGGATATGTTATAACTAAATTAACAGATGATACATACACTATTACTGTTGCAGCATCTTCTACATCTGGATCAATTACAGGTGGCGGTGTGTTTGCTACAGTAGGACCAGTTACTTTGGAGGCTTAGATGAGCTTTACATTTGCGCAGTTGAAAACAGCAATACAGGATTACACTGATAATTCAGAAACATCCTTTGTAAACCATTTATCTGACTTCATAAAAGCAGCAGAAGAAAGAATATTTAAAAATGTTGATCTAGAGATATTTAGAAAGAATGTTACATCAGCATTAACAACAAGCGATAAGTTTGTAACAATACCAACAGATTACTTAGCATCTTTTTCATTTCAAATTACCACAGCAGGTAGTGAGTCTTTTCTTTTACAAAAAGATGTTAACTTCATACAAGAAGCATATGACGCTTCATCTTCCACAGCAAAGCCAAGATTTTACGCACAATTTGATGCAAATAATTTTATCGTTGGCCCTACCCCAAACTCCAATTATGCAATAGAATTACATTACTATTATAGACCAACCAGCTTAACTGCTGGTGCAGATAGTGGTACAACATGGTTAAGCACTAATGCGCCATTTGCATTATTGTTTGGATCATTGGTAGATGCATATATTTTTATGAAGGGTGAGCCTGATTTAATACAACAATATGAGAAAAGATTTATGGATCAATTAACAAGACTTAAGGATTACGGAGAGGCAAGAGAAAATACTGATGCTTACTCTGAGGGTCTACCAAGAGCGCAGAGAACATAGGAGTAGAATATGGCAACAGCAAACGCAGCGACCAATTATCTAGAAAGAAGATTGTTACATTTTATATTTAAAAATAACTCTCTAAGTTTTTCTAGTCCGGGAGATAGCATTTATGTAGGACTTGCAACCGCAGTAAGTGCAGCAGAAACAGGCTCTGTAACAGAAGCGACCTTTACAAACTACGCAAGACAGCAAGTTGCTGCTTCAGGCTGGACAACAATAGGATCAGATTCTACAGATACACAGACAGCAATAAATGCATCTAATATTGAGTTTCCGGCATCTGGTGGCACAAACAATACAATCACACATGTATTTATTGCAGACGCATCTAGCAGTGGTAACATATTATTTGTTGGTGCATTAGATGCAAGTAAGGCAATAGCGAGTGGTGATATATTTAGAATTAATGCAGGCAACTTAACAATAGAGCTTAAATAATGGCATTAGTATTAAACGACAGAGTAAAAGAAACTACAACTACAACTGGTACTGGCACATTTACTTTAGCTGGTGCGGTTACTGGATTCGAGACTTTTGGTGCTGGCGTTGGTAATTCTAATACAACATACTATGCGGTTACTCTTCCGGGATCAGCAGAGTTTGAAGTTGGATTAGGGACACTCAATGGTGATTCTTCTACTTTAGCCAGAACAACGGTGATAAGTAGCTCAAATAGTGACAACGCAGTTAACTTTAGTTCTGGTACAAAAACAATATTCTGTACAATACCTGCGTCTAAGTCAGTGTTTTTAGATGCAAGTGGTAATGCAACATTAGGCGCAGATCTGTCTGTCGGTGATGATTTGACAGTTTTAGGTGGCTTAATTGATCTTAAATCTAATAGTGGGTCAGCCTCTCAAATTAAATTTTACTGTGAAGTTAGTAATGCTCATGCACAAACATTAACAGCACAACCACATTCTGTAGCGGCTAGTAACACATTAACATTACCAGCAGGTAGTAACTCAACATTAGTATCAGAATCACATACTCAAACATTAACAAACAAAACATTAACTGCACCAACTTTGACTGGTACAGCAGTTATGGCAGACTTAGATATATCTGGTGATGTAGATGTAGATGGTACGTTAGAAGCGGATGCAATCACAGTAAACGGAACTGCATTAAATACAGTTATTGCAGGTGTAACAGTTACAAATGCAACTAATGCAACAAACTCATCTCATGTGCTTGTAACAGACAATGAAAGCACAAATGAAGAAAACTTAATTACATTTGTTGAAGATGCTACATCTAGCACTGGTAACGTAGGCTTAGAGATGGATGGTAACTTAACTTACAATCCAAGCACTGGTACAATTACAGCTACAATATTCAAAGGTAATATAGACGCAGTAGATGGTGACTTTGATGGCACTCTAGAGGCAGATGCTATTACACTTAATGGTACACCAGTAACAACAACTGCTACGTTATCTACAGGTATATCTAATGGTAATGTATTAGTTGCAACAAGTGGTATTGCAGATAATGATTTTTTAAAAGTTGATGGTACAAGTATAGAAGGGAGAAGTTCTTCTGAAGTATTGTCTGACATAGGTGGTGTAACGGCAGCAGACGCATCTAACGATGCCACCGCCTTGGCGATAGCACTTGGGTGATTAGGAGATAAAGAATGGCAAATACTTTTAAATTAGTTTCAAAGGCAGGTGTAACGACAGCCGATGTTATATATACAGTAGCTGGTTCTACAACGACTGTTCTGCTGGGTATTATGTTGGGTAATACAACAACAAGTCAAGTTACTGCAACAGTTACAATAGAATCAGATACATCAAATAGATCAGGAGCCAATAACGAAGCTAACCAGAATGTTGAGCTTGTTACCAATGCACCCATTCCAGCAGGATCTTCATTAGAACTATTGGCGGGTAACAAGGTTGTTATGGAAACAACAGACGTATTAAAACTTACAGCAAGTGGAGCTACAGATATTGCTGTATCAATAATGGAGATAACATAATGCCTTTTCTTGGTAAAACTCCAGTTACAACTTTTGAGGCTACAACTGCCGTACAAAGATTCAATGGCGATAACTCAGATACTACATTTACATTAAACAGAACTGTAAGTTCAGTACAAGATGTGCTTGTATCTGTAGATGGTGTTGTACAAGACACATCAGCATATACAATACCTGATGGTACAACTTTAACATTTACGGCTGCACCTAGTTCTGGAACTGCTAATATCTTTGTTAACTTTCTAGCACCACAGACTGGAACAGTTACACCAGCAGCCGAGAACAAAGGTAATTTTAAGGCAGGTGGTTTGTTTAGAACCAATGCACAAAACTTAACTGCTAATACAACAATATTAGCTACAGAAAATGCACAAGTTACTGGAGCATTTACAATAGATAGTGGTGTTACATTGACAGTTAATAGTGGTGGAAGGTTGGTGATATCGTGAGTGAGATTAGAGTAGATACATTAAAAAATAGGGCAGGTACATCAACCATAACAACTGCTGATGTGACAAATACACCTGCATTTGAAGCAAAGGTATCTTCCACACAAGCTATTACAGATAACACACAAACTCAAGTTCAATTTGGTAATGAAATTTTTGACACAGATAGCTGTTATAGTACATCTACATATAGATTTACACCGAATGTTGCAGCAAAATATTTTTGTTATTTACGAATTGGTGTAAATTCCAATGCATCTGCTAATTTACAAAATTGTTATTCTTTCCTTAGAAAAAATGGATCACCAGTCGAAAGATCGCACTTTAACCATGACGGAAACAATCAAAGGTATGCAACACTGAATATAAGTGCGATTGTAGAATTAAATGGAACTTCTGATTATATTGACGCTGCTGTGCAATCAGCTGATTCTAGTGGCAATGCTGATGTTTATGGATATGACTACACTCTTTTTGGTGCATACAAACTAATAGGATTATAAGATGAGTGAAGTAATACTAGACACAATTACAGGCAAGTCCACTGCAACAACCATAACTATTGGCTCAACACCTGTAGTTAGTGCAAGTGCAAACTCTATGACTATTAGAGGTGAGGGTAGTAATCAGACAAGTATTCAGCAAGGGTTGGCTAAGTGTTGGTCGGTAAATTTTACATTAGCATCAAGTAGTGGTTCAGCTGAAGATAGTTTAAATTTAGCTTCAACTACAGACAATTCTACAGGTGATGCAAGTTGTAATTTTACAAATAATTATGCAAGTAAAGGTTTTACCTCTCATGCGATGGCTTCAAATCATGGAGATACGTTTGAAACTACAAAATATGCTGATGCAACAACTTTTGCAAGACTTCAGTTATACAGACAATCCACAACGTCTGTATCAGATAATGCTTTTTCATTAACTACACATGGAGACTTAGCATAATGGCAAACGGAACAATAGCATTTGATACATTACAGACAAGTGGACAGATAACAGGCACAACTAAGTCTGTGGATACAGATTATGTTGTGAATGGTAGTGCCAAGGCTTGGTGTCATTGGAAGCAAGATAGCACACAAACAATAAGAGACAGTCTTGGAATCTCATCACTTGATGATGATGGTGTAGGAGATTCTTTTTTGAATTACACAAACGCTATGTCAGATGCAAATTACGTTAATATTGTGAATGGTTCACACTTTATAGGAACAGCAGGTGGTTCTGTTGCATATAATTCAGATGACCAATCAACATCAAAGACTAGTGAAATTAGAGCTTTAAGAACCGACACTTCAGCAGTGTACGATTCACAAACTATGCAATCTGTAGTTATGGGAGATGTAACATGACAATAGAAACACCAGAATTTCAAGGCACACATCTTTGGGATAGATTGTGTTGGGCAAAAGAAAAGCTAGAGCCTTACAGAACAGAATATTGTGTTGTATGGGAAGACCCAGAGACACCTGATGAACCTGCAAAGATTACACACCCTGACCCTAATTGGATGGCTTGTGCATTGCAAGGTGGTATTTTACCACCAGTTGAGGTATATTGGGAGTTAGCAAAAGATGAGGCAAAGCCAGACTTTGTAAAGCATACAAGAGGTTACTTGCTACATAACACGAAGCCTATTGAGGCAATGACAGAAGAAAGAGCTATAGAGTATTTAATTATGAAAGATATTCCACAAAGAGTGTGGAGAGATTATGATAAAGCAAATAAACCAAGAATGGTTATATGCAGAAAGAATCAACTTCCTAGTACTAGAGTATGGCGAAATGCTTGGAAGATTAATGAAGAACTAACCATACAGAAAGATGAGGTGGCTTAAATGGCAACAACAAATATAGTAGATAAAGATGGTAATACTATTGCAGCATCAGATGCAACTGTGCCATCAGACAGACATTTTAGAAATGCTTGGACATTATCTGGTAAAACAATAACAGAAGATTTAGCTGAATCTAAAAAGATTTTTCAAGATAAGATTAGAGAAGTTAGAACTCCGTTATTAGCAGAAGAAGATGTGGTCTATATGAAAGCATTAGAAGCTGGAGATAGCTCTGCACAAACAGCTAGTGTTACAAAGAAAAAAGCATTAAGAGATGCACCTGCTGCAAAGGCAATCACAGATGCAGATACTATTGCTAAGTTAAAAGCAGCTTGGGATACAAGTGTGTTAGGCGATAGTCCATACGCATAGGAGTAACGGATGGCTTTAACTAAAGTACAAGCAGAAGGTGTGAACTTAGCAGATACATTTGCATTTACTGGTACTGTAACTGGTGCAGGTACAAGAGTTCTTTTAAGAGATATAACTATTTCAAGTGCAACTGCTTCAGTTGAATTTATACATGGTTCAAATGGTGTAATTTTAGACACTACTTATTCAAGATATGAATTAAATGCAGAAAAGGTTGTTCCAGTAACTAATAATGCACATATAGAATTATTTATGAGTTCTAACTCAGGAAGTAGTTATTATGGAGATAGTGCATATAATTTAATGGTAAGTAGAAGATACACAAATGGTTCGGAAAGTCTTAATGATACTGCTTACTATAATGACTTCATTGCTACAAATAGGCAAAATACATCATCAGATGCAGGGAGAGGTGGCACTAATGCCACAGTTATAATAACAGCTATGGGTTCTACCAACAGAACAGTTGCTTATAGTAATTTTTGGGCATTTGGTGGAGGTAGTTATTATATTCATACAATATCATTGGGTGCTTATGAAGATAATACTACTGCCATGAATGCTATAAAATGGGCATTTGCAAGTGGTAACATAGCTAGTGGCAGATTTAAATTATATGGGGTTAAGTAATGGCTAATGCAGTTAAAAATGTAAATGGCATTGAGATAGAATTAACTGATGAAGAACAAGCAGAGTTTGATGCGAAAGCAAAAAAATGGGCAGATGGCGAACTTAATAGATTTTTAGATGAACTTAGAGAAACTAGAAATGCACTATTAAAACAATCAGATTACATGGGTAACTCAGATGTGGAAATGAGTGATGCTTGGAAAACTTATAGACAAGAATTAAGAGATATTACTAAAGGTTTGGATTCTGTAGAAAAAGTACAAGAGAAAATGAAGTTTGATACAAAAACTAAAACTCATGTAAATTTTCCTAAAAAGCCGAGTTAAGGAGATAATTTATGCCATACATAGGTCGTTCAGAAAATTTTGGTGTAAGAAGTAGATTCCAGTATCAAGCCACGGCTGGACAAACTAGCTTTAGTGGATCAGATGCCAACTCACTATCATTAAGTTACAACGATACCTTGTATATGGATGTATATCAAAATGGTATTTTGTTAGTGCCGGGTGATGACTACACTGCAACAACTGGCACGACTGTTGTATTAGTTCAAGCAGCGAGTTTGAATGATATAGTAGAAATGGTCGTGTATGATACTTTTTCTGTAGCAGATAGTTATACAAAATCAGAAGCAGATACGAGGTATCCTTTCAAGGGTAACAATAGTATTATAAGATTAAACGGACAGACAATAAGTGCAGACATAACTATAGACTCAGATGAGAATGGTGTAAGTGCAGGTCCTATAACACAGTCAGCAACAGTTACTGTTAATGGCTACTGGAGTATTGTATGACAAGTCAATTAAATGTAGA